TCTGTTCTGTGAATTTGAGCATTTTCGATATTTGTGTTAATATCATGGAGTACTTCTAATAGGTGTTCAGCTGCTTCATTAATTCGATTTTCACGCATAGCAGTTATCAATTTGACATGTTCCAAATCGTAACGCATGTTTTTTCCTTTTTATTATTTTGTGAATTTTCTCCTTTCACTACCAACTACGTCGAATAAAACCAAAAATGATATATGATAATATTTATACTAATTAATCTCTTCCATCTTTATAATGGTATTTTTTAATATGTCTTCATGAGTGCCATCTTCTTTTATAATAACAATTCTTTCACTTTGCGGATGACTGTGTAAAAGTTTACCTTGAGCTGTTAATTCATTTCCAGACGTCCAATGAGAAAAAATTACCTTTACAACTTTCATATACATTAAATCCTTTTTAACATAAAATTTAATTATTTGTTATTAGATTATAAATTTCTTTCCAATTTCTTACCTTTAAAATTTCTTCATTATTATAAGATAAGTTGTGGTCATGTTCCATTAATACTGATGTGAGACCAAGTTTACTTCCAAGCTCGGCATTTTCAATTTTGTCCTCTAACCAAAAACATTCGGTATTATGATATTTTTTCAACACTTCATCTTTGTCTGCACCTGTATCCAAATATATGTATTTTTCAAACACGGTAGGACCAAATGTTTCAATTAGGTTTTTTGTTCTAAGGTGCTGAGCATAATCATCATCGCTAAGACTACTTATGCAATGAAAAATAAAACCATGATCTTGATGTAACTTTTTAACATATTTAATTGCATCTCGTAACGGCGGGAGTTTACGAATCCATGCCGACTCGTTAAACATTCGAACAAGACGCTCTTTTTCCAAATCAGATATATTATATCTTTTTGAAATATTATATTCTTCTGAACTGACAATCTGATATTTATGTTTTGCCATCCAACGATCAAAAGCAAAACCCCAATCCAAGAGTACACCATCACAATCTGTTAAAATCACTTTTTCTTTCATATTATATTCTCTTGATTTTGTATTTTATGAGTGGTCCGTTTGGTGACAAGGTGGACCAAGCCTCGGAAGATTATGCCGCGATGGCGATATCCTCAAAGTAGTTGTTATCGTTTGCAACTATTTAATTGAACCACCGTTTAACGTCAGCGCTCATGGACGATTCCTCAGTTTGGCCTTCCGCATCAATCGATACTAAATTTCATCCCCATAATTTGGTGGAGATGGGCGGTACTGCCCCGCCGTCTTGCCTACAGTTACCCAAACGTCATCAGAATACTTTTATTTATGCAAAAGATCCGATTCTATTTACAAAATTTTCGCAAAGATCTTCGCAATAACTAAGAGAATGATCACTAATCAAAACAGTTTTATAAGGAGACAATACACCGTGATCAGTTACATTATAAAGTCGACAAATATAATGGTATTTATCTTCGCTAATCATAGCCTTTCGAGAAAAATCATCGGAGTAAAATTCACTAATCGTAGTTTCCTTTAATTCTTTATGTATAGCCATAATATATCCTTTCTACTAAGAGTTAGAATTTATAAACTTATCTAAATAATCTCCACCAGCCTTATCAAGTTTTTCCATTCCAAGATAAAGATGTTTTACCGAAAAAAATAACAAGTCCCATACAATACATATCGGTGTAGCAAAAAATATAGTAATGTATTTTTTATAATTTATTTTTGAAGTCATAATCACATTTCCTTTATACGGCAGCTATTACATTGACCTTTGTGGTTTTCATAATCAGTGTTTAAAATCGAACAACAAGAATTACATATATTAACAACTCTTGCATCACCTTTTGAAACAAAATTTATATATCCTGCTGGCTCTAGAGACTTATATTCAGTTTCTTCGATTGCCAAAAGATCGACAACGCTTCCAACCAAATTCCTATACCACTTAAGATTATCATTACACGACGTTATTAATAGTGCTTGCATTTTTTTTCTCCGACCAAAATAATTTATATAAAGTTTCTTCCAAAGCGTATGCTTCTTGCTCAGAATATTCTTGTTTAAAAACCAACTGTTTTGCATGAACCAATTCATGCGCTAATGTCTTTAGCAATTCTGTTTCATTTAAACCATCGTTAATATAAATTTCAATAAAATCAGAATCTCCAGTACAATATCCATTTAATTCTTCTTCAAGATTTCCGTATGTAAAAAGAATGTCAGCGGTTTCATCTGTTAATCCAAGACGTCCTATTACATCTTGTATATAATAGGTATATGGTCGTATTTCTCTGTCTAGGTATAAATGTATCATATATTTATATATCATTTAAATCAGATAAAAACTGGTCTTTAGATGTCGTTTCATTCCAATATTTAAGTGTATCTTTTTCGGCTTTTAATTCTTCAAACAAAGTTTTAATCATTTCCTTTGTTAATGACAAAATATTCATTCTAAGTAAACGATCGCCGTCTGTCTCAATAGCCGATGTTGTTTTTAAAATCTGTTTTATGACTTCTTCTTTTCCTTTATTCTTAAAGATAATTTGATCCTCAAGAACCGCCTTTATGAATTCCATCTTAACAGTTAGCCATCGGCAATTTTCTGTACATTTTTGAATGTTAAGATCAATCCGTTTTTGTAATGTCGTAAGACGATAATCGCAAAACTCTTTAATCAAGTTGCGTTCGTCATCAAACTCCTTAAGCTTATTGTTGCTATCAATGACAGTAATGTTTTCTGGCATTGGCTTTTCTAGTTTAAACTTTTTGTTTACTTTTTCATCGGTGTTTAATGTTTTCGCTGTGGCATTCTTAAGCTTGACTTCGAACTTAAATCCTTCGGCCGAACATTGATCTTCATACCCAAGGATATCGCCATCTTCTTCGAGTTTGTCCAAAATTTTAACATATGACTCTCGATCATAGCCATACGGAATTTCTGTTATAATAATTTTCGTTGGAGATGGTCTATCGTGCATTCCGATGCATAACCAACGGTTACCATTAGGATCAAACTCCACTTTTCCTTTAAAGTCAGGAAACGATGGCACTAACCTTTTTGATATCTTGCCTTTTTGAACATATTCTTTACATGCCTTAGTAAGATCTTTTTCTGACCGAGGCAAGATGTTCGTTGCAAACCCTGTTGCAATACCACGAGTACCATTAGCCAAAACCAATGGTATCACTGGGATGTAAAATGCAGGAGGTTCATGCTCAGGATCAATATGTGAAGGTGATAAATCAATATCCTTTATATACTTATGGAAATTTGAATGTAATCGTGTGTAAACATATCGAGCAGCACCAGCTTCTTGAACTTGTCGAGTACCAAATGATCCACGACCTTCTACCAAGCAAATGTTATTATTCCATTCAGCAGCCATTAACTGTCCTGCACCGGCCGCAGATGCTTCACCATGGTTGTAGCCATAATCAGATACAACGCCGGAGACCGCAGACACCTTTTTAAAATCTTTTGGAGTATTTTTAATTGACGAATAAAGATAGAACCTTTGGACTGGTTTCAGGCCGTCAATCATATTAGGAATTGCTCGAGACTCAATAGTATATCGAGCAAACTCCTTCATTTCATTTTGAGCAATGTCACTTAACTTGTACGGATTCATAAGATGCCTTTTCCAATTGACAGTACTATTCTATCACAGTTAATCATATATGTAAATAGTTAAATTTCATTTAATCAAAATTATTGAAACCTTGCTTCTTATTTTTAATCATGCGTTCACGTTCGCGCTGGAGTTGCTCGAACTTTCGCATTCCGATTTCCTCAAGCCGTTGCATTTGATAATCGTCAATATTATTTTGTCGAGCACCAGCCATAATATTTTCAACTACCTTTAGCAATTGCTGTTCGCTTTTACATTCTTCAATATCTGTTCGATACAAAGTATAAGGAGACTGCTTTTGTTTAAATCTGTTCATACCAACCAATCCTTTCTAAGTTGACTATCTTTACCGTAAGCAACTTCAAACCAATTAGGATCATCAATCACAACCGTGTCTAGGACAGGGTCATTAACAATCTTTGAGTATTCCTCTTCGGTGTGAGAAGCAAGACCTTTAATATACCTATGATGATAACCGCTTGAATTTGTTTTGAATTCGTTTGCTTCAGAATATGTGTAAAACCAACGAACATCTTTACCTTTTGAAGAGATTAATATGGGCGTACGTGAAATGTGGACACGTTGTTCGGTATACAACCTTGGCCAGAACTTGTAGAAGAACGCTAGCAATAATGGCATAATATGTCCAATGCCATCGTGGTCCGCATCGGTTAATGTAGCAATATTTTTATATGTCATATCATCAACAGAATCTGGATCGTTGACATTCAGTCCTAAGATTGAAACCAATTCAGACAATTCCTTATTCTTAAGGACATCAGCAGGTTTCATATCCCACGTATTCATAATGACTCCACGAAGAGGATAACCACCAACACGTTTTGGATCTCTTACTTTAATCAGATAGCCAATAGCCGAATCACCCTCACAGAGGTAAAGAGTTGAATCAGTGGTCGTTGCTGCAATATGTTTTGCAACCTTGATCTTCTTGAGTTTCTTTTGAGCCAAAGTAGCTGCACGTTTATCCGCAGCCAATTTCTTGGCAAGTTGAGCTTCAATGATAGGACCAATAATGTCTTCGGCATTAAAAACCTTTCGAGCAATTTTAGTAAAATCCATTTCGCCACAATGGTCTTTTACTGATGTAATGTTCGAAGTAAGACGTTCTTTTGTTTGGCTATCGTATTTAGGATCAACAAAGTTTCGAGCAAACAGGACCAACGATAGACCATTCTTAATCGTTGACTTTGAAACATCAATCTTGTGACGACGTTTTATCATAATCACAAGTTCGTCTGTAATTGAATTGACTACGTAATCAACGTACGTTCCACCAAGGCGAGTATGCACGCCATTAATATAGCTAGAGGTTCTAAAACCATCATCTGAAGCTGCGAAGAAAAAGCTAAGATTCTGTTCTTGATGTATAATAGTTGATGCATCGTTATCGCTCACAAATAGTTGGCTATATTTTTTAATATTAGATTCAGCAATACGTTTACCGTTGAACTTAAATTTGATTTCAGGAAACGCAATTTGAAGAGCCGTAAGCCTATCTTCAATTAATTGTATTGTATGTACATCATATATGCTAGAAATATTAAACAAAGAGAAATCTGGAATAAAAGAAACCTTTGTGCCGTTTCCGACTTTTTGTCGAGTAGAGACGTTAATTTTATTTGCGCCATCACTGCATTGTACTTTAAGTAAAACATTATCCCGCCAAGTTTCTCCGATAAAACTAGAGCTAACGAAATTAGTGCAAGCAGACCCCACCCCATTAGCGCCAATAGTGGTCCTATTATCATTAAAGCTAGTGCCTGCATTTGTCTTAGTCCATGCAGCAACCGGTCTGAGAGTTTTCTTTCCGTCGACATCTAATATTTCCTCTTGAGGAATACCTCGACCGTTGTCCTCGATCGAAATCTTTTCCTCTTTGATCGTTACGCTAATCTGATTAGCATACTCAAAGTTTGTTCGAATTGCCTCATCTATACTGTTATCTATAATTTCGTCAATCATCTTATTGATTGCCGGAACATAATTAATATTTTGCCATTTGCCTAAAATGAATCTGTCCACTGATTCAACCGAAGTCGAACCCAAGTACATACCAGTTCTTAGACGAACATGATCACGCGGGCTCAGTATTTCAAACTTTTCTTTGGGCATTAAAAATCCTCTATGATTAACTTATAGAACCATTCTATCACAGTTTAAAGCAAATGTAAACTACAAATTTAAAATTTTTCTATTTTCAAGATGAGCTTGTTCGCGAATTTCTTTTGAGTCGTTATATGGAACGGCAACGTGAGCATCAATCATTAGCTGATTGACATATACTCCGTCTGCATATATTTCTCCGATAATCCTTCCATATTTTCCATAATCAATTGACCGCATAGTTAACGATTTATTGCTTATTAGATCTTCTAGAAAGGATGCAGCATACTTTCCGTACTTTTTCTCAACTAAATCTGTTGTTCGAACTTCGGGAGTATCAATACCGTATAAACGCACAGCTTGGTTTTCCAAAAAGATATCAAAGCCAAGGTCGATCTTTGCCACGATTGTATCGCCGTCAATGATTCTTTCAAGCTTTATTTTATATTCATACACGTTTCATTCTCCTTATAATCTCATCGGTCTCTATACATGCATTAATCACAAATTCAATAATACTACGATAAATGATATAGTTTTTATCTTGTATGCCTTCTAAAGAATCGTAAGCTTCAATGTAATCATCAATTTGTCTTATGCCGTTATAGACAAAATATACGCTATCGTGATCAACGACTGGATCTCCGACAATCCAATGCCCTGGTAACCAAGGCAAACTGTTAAATTTTTCAATCATTCTTCAGCAATTTCGACAGTTTGTGTTTCGTACTTTGCTACCTTTTCTTTAAGGCGACCGAGGATCTCTTCACCGTCCATCCAAAGGTCTTTATTGTTTAGCATCCATTCGATCTCATCTTGTGTTAAAAAATCCGCGTAGACCTCATTGAGCAAACGTTCTGACCACTTACGTTCGTAAACAATGTTATCATACATTTCGCCACCTTTACCAACGGTACCGCCAGAGTAATTGTGAAACATAAACATTGAGTGTGGAGATATTTCATATGCATCACCGCATAGCATAATCATAGTGGCGGCTGACATGCATGCGCCTTCAACGCTAATCCAAACTGTTGCTTGAGTTTCAGAAAGCACTCGCATAAATTGGATTGCGGTAAAAAGGTTTCCTCCTTCACTATTAATATAAATTTTTATTACATCATTTTCTGACGAATGTCGAATAACATCAAACCATTCAATATATTCTTCAGGTTTTTCGATTGTTCCACACAAATAAAATTCATGAACATTTGCTGAAGCTCGGTGTGTAAATGTGTTACTTGGCTTAATAAGCTGGTCGATAACATTCATATGATCTCCTAATGACCGAATAATTTTCTACGATTATATTCCTTAATCGTCGAAAGCAAATCTTTTGTCCAATTATCACGGTGCTCGATAAACACTTGTGGTTCGTGTTGATCAACAGCAATAATTGTAACTAGCTGAGTAATAGGTATACCAGTTCTTTCTTCCCACATAATTGCGTATGCAGATTCCTGAATGAAATAATTTGTAATGTACTCCTTCTTCTTCGGTTTAGCGGAAGTTTTAAAATCTATGACAGATAATTTCCCATTGAATTCAGCAATACAGTCCACTCGGCCAGCAAGACCAAGATGTTCAGAATACAGAGGTACTTCTTGACAGTACACATCACCGATAGATTCATCCAATAAAGATTTAACTGAATTAAAATTTGATACCACAAGTGGCATTCTATCCTTTAAGTAATCTTCTTTATTATTGATGTAATCCTCAATCACAGCATGTACTGCTGTACCTCGTGTCGATGCATGATGAGATATACGATTAGCTTCTTTTTCACCTACACGGTGACGCCATTCTCGTATAGCATCTTCAGACAAAATTGATAAGACAGTCGTAACAGAAGGAAATGCTTTTCCGTCAGGAGTTAAATATTTCCTTCCTGTTTTACCTGTATTACATTCTAAGTCTTCATAACCTAATAGGTTTTCAGTTATATGATTGAACATTTTTTGAGTCATAATATTTAGCATCGCTATCAATCAAGTGCATTTTTCTACCGCCTAATCCATTTTTAGCACGTTCCTTATGCTTATTACGTTTTTTATTACGCGGATCAAATCTAGAATATTTTGCCATATCAATTAACCTTAAAGTTTAATTCCTAACATTTCCTTTGTCATTATGTAATCACGAACCCAATCGCTTCTTACAATGTCTTCCCATCCAAACTCAATAATCTTGAATCGCTTCAGGTTTGCTGCGATTTCAAGGAATTGAAGTATACCGTCTTTTTCCTTTTCACGATTAAAATCTGATTGGTAATAATCTCCACACATGATTAATTTACAATCGTTTCCTATACGTGTTACAACAGAGTCAAGCTCGTGACCATTTAAATTTTGCATTTCATCAACAATGATAATTGCATTGTCAATTGTAATACCACGTATGAATGAAGTTGACATAAACTCAACCTCTCCAGCCGCTTTTAGCTTATCCCATGCATCAGGCATTCCAAAAACATCATTGCATATACCTCGATACGGTAACTCATATACTAATTTCTTTTCTTCTTCATCTCCTGGGAGAAAGCCAATGTCCCTTGTTGGAACAATTGATCTTAGAACAATTAATTTATTATAAGGCGTATTTTTATCCAACACGTCTTCAAGAGCAAGGTTCATTGCGACAAATGTTTTACCTGTACCAGCAGACCCTGCTAGTATTATATTATAATCGCTTTTGTATGCATCAAAAACCTTTTGTTGATTATCGGTGAGTGGTTCAATACGTTTCATGTTCTCAAGACGTAGCTTGAGAGAACGCTGTTTCATTGACATTTAGTGGTCTCTAATGTTATTGATTTTATAGGTGTCTTTGATTCGAGCAACCTGTTCTCTATGAGCATCAGTTGGCCGAAGATTAAATCCAACGCCGGATACAATGCGAGGAGCACCTACGATGTTGGTTATGTGGGGATTTTCTTCAACATACGATTTCATATCATCGTACTTCATCATCTTTGTAAACTCTTCACCGGTTTCATTATTTTTAAATTGATATAATGGCATCATTTAACCTCAAACCATTCAGGGACAGGACGCTTAGTCCAAACCATTTTAAATCTATCTTGCTTTGTTTGGTAAAATTCACGATAAGACCTTACAGGGTCAGACGGATACATACATTCTGGATTTGATCCCATTGCTAATTTAAATGGCGTTTCGCTAACCTTCGGAATGTTAACCGGCGGTCTCTTTAATATATCTCTTAGCAATTCATCCGTCTTATGGATTCTACCATAACGATATTTATACTCGTCACAAAGTCCAACGAAATGTTCATAATGCCATTGGTAATTTTCGATGGACTCACGAGTCCATACGGTAGATGGATGATTAAAATGTACTGCTTTGTACATAATTGGTTCCAAGTCAGACTCCAAAAGATAATACTTTACCATGCGTTTGCCTGACTTTGAAAGACATTTTGTTTCAATACCGTCAAGCATACGGTGAGTGGTTGACAGCATTTGAGCTGACTCAACAATCATCTTAGGAATATGCTTATCGCATTGTAACTCTGCTGCTTTTCTTGGGTTATCATCTAATCGAAAAATGTTCATACTTTACTCTTTGTCTCATATTGGAATTGACGCTTGAGCCAGTACTTATACTTGGCAAAATATTCTTTGGAGCTGTATTCAGTTATACGCTTTTCACAAAGCAATAATTCTTCTTTATGTTCATACCACTTATCCATACACCATGCTCTGAATTCACTTCCTTTAAATTCATTCATTAAATAAGTCCTCTACTTTTAATTTCTTAAATGTACGCCGAGATTTGTAAAACGGCAAAGGCTTTGTAAAAATAGTCCAATCGTCTGAACCATAAGGGATGTAACCAAGCATCTTGCCAGAATTCTTATGAATTGCGTAAATGTGGTTAGGAGTTGCAGTCTCCCATACCGTGGTTTCTTGTAGGATATCAAAGTTTTCCATAGCCACTCCTTAAAAGTGTGGATCATAATAATGTTCACGAACGCCAACAGCCAAACCGCCATCACCGTACTTGATGTAACGACCAGTCGCAGGATTGATTTCAACTTTTTGAAAACCGGATGAGCCATCAGTTTTAAAACGGAAAGTCGAAAAATATTCATCATTACCATCGACAATGGTAAAGTTTCCTGAACGATCTTCGTGGTACTCAACTATGTCACGGCGAACGTTAAGATAGGTATATGCACCTTTTTTGAAAACCTTAATGATTGTTCCTGGGCTACGATCAGTCCAAGAAAGAAAAGTGGCAGGAGCACCGACGGCAATTTCTGAACCGACTGTGTTTGACATGATCGAGTTGACCAATGAGCCAGTTTGAGTACCTAATTTCATAATATAATTCCTAATCAGTTTTTCCATTTGTTGATACAATTATACCATGATATGATTAAGATGTATATAGTTTTTTTAGATTAATTTGTTATAAAAGTCATCATCTTTATAACTAAAAAGAATAAGGGGACTAAACGCCCCCTTATACTTATACTAAACAGCCTCCGCTAGGTAATTTTCTATGTCGTATATCCTTGAGTCTAGGTATTCCAGTTTTGCTTTCATTTTATGGGCCAAGTTTTTATTTCCTTCTTTTTCGAGTCGATACATGTAGTGTTTAAGTTCTTTTGAGTCTTTCTTTAAACGTTCGACTTGTGGGCGCATATAATAATTTCCTTCTGTGAATTGATACGTATTATTTACACCATCATATAGTAGAAAATTTCCCCTCCTTTAAAACAAAAAGAGCAGCAAGATCACTCTTGGCTGCTCCAAAGATTAGTATGAATTTTTTATTGTTTTTATTATCCATACAGTTATTTATAGTTATTATTATTTCGATATAAGTTGAGGCCAAGTATCTTGAACTAACTTCTTTGTAATATTTTTATATATACTTTGAAGTTTCTTGTCTTTCATCGAAATAATTAATTCTGCATCTGCCGGATGACTTGTTTCGAGCAGCTCAATAAACATCTTTTCACGGCGAGCAACTAACATATTTTTACCAATACCGCCTTTAACAAAGTATTTTAGCTTTTGTGGACCAGATACATTAAGACTGATCCATTGGCCGTCAGGCGCCATTTTTTCATAAGGTGGAGATCCTTCTGGTAAATTCCACTGAATTACGTCATCAAAATTACCGCGTAGAACATCGCGTAAGCCCATACAATTATATTGTTTCAATATTTCAATACGGTCTTTTTTGGATTTTGCTTTATTTGCCTTTTCAAGGACTTCGCTAATAACTATTTTTTTAAAATTAATTTCCATAACTAACCTCAGTAAAAATCTCCTAAACAATCAATTAAGTTTCGTAATTTCTTTTTAATGAAAAAGTTAAGAAGACCATTCTTAGGTGCAACGTGAGCATTTTCGTATGAAGTAAGAATTTTGTCTTTGATATCTTCAGGTATTTCTGAAAGATCAATTAACTTTTTATTACGTATATAGTTTCGATATTCTTCTTGAGTCAATGCAGATTCAAGATTATCTGCTTGAAGCCATGCCTCAATCTTTTTCTTGGTAACAGGCTTTTGACGAATACCTTCAACAAAAGTATTATCAGGTGATAGGATATTTGGAATACCATCAGAACCATCACCACGAAAGATATGTTCAATTAAATAATGATTTGGATCCTTTTCCTGTACAAATTTCTTTGTCATAGGAGACCACTGACGAACATTGTTATATTTTTGTAACTGAATAAAATCTTTATCAGCCGACACAATCATAACGTCTTCATGCTTTCCGAACTCTTGCGTTTCTTCAACCAAAACGGCAATGATATCGTCGGCTTCAACTCCGCGCTCATATACAACTTTCCAATGGAAATCGTTCATAAGTTCATCACGGATTTTATTGAGTATCTCAAAGATCATATCAAATTCGGCTTTCTTTTGATCATCTGATTCTCGAGATTCACGCCGTTTGAATTTGTATTCTGGAAAGTAATCTCTACGCCAAGAACCGCCGTCACATGCAATAACCATATCGCCATACTTATCACGGAACTTCATATTATACATTCTTAGGCTATTAAGGATAATGTGCCTAATTATACTTTCTTCAGGATTTAGCTTTTGCGTAATAATTGCGCCAAGTGCAATCCCATTAAAATCAACTACAATAATTGTACTATCCTCCTGAATCTATACGATTCTTTTCATCATTAATATAAATCATATTAGCTAATTGTATCACACTTTTATCTAAATGTAAACCTTTTTCGTGTAAATATTCAGCTTTTTCAAGGTATCTTATGTATTCTTCATAGGATAATGAGTCAATATTGTTCATGTCGAATTTCCATTTTTTATAAATAAAAATATCGGATGAAAGGAGCTGCAACTCCTCCCACCCTAAACATAATAACTACTGGAGATAGTCACTATGTCTGATACTATATATCTTTATCTTAAAACTCACAATAAAACTGGTTTAAAATATTTAGGCAAAACAATTCACGATGATGTTGACTCTTACAAAGGATCTGGAATTCGATGGACTAATCATATTAAGAAACACGGTTACGATGTCACTACAGAAATTTTATTTCAAAGTGACGATAAAAATGAATTTTCTGAATTTGCTAGTTTTTTATCAGAAGAACTAGACATTGTAAATTCTAATGAATTTGCTAACTTATGCCCAGAACAAGGGCAAGGTGGAACTACTGTAGACAGCCCTGAACGTAGAGAAAAAATATCTAAAGCATTAAAAGGCCGTAAAAATACTTGGATAAAAAAAGGTATAAATTCTGGAAATGTATCAGCGGTAGATACATTGACAGGTGAAACTGTAAGAGTTTCGCTCGAAGAATTTAAAAGCAACAGGTATGTTGGAGTTGCTATTAAAAATAAAAATAAAAAATATGCCAAAAGAAAACCTTATAAAAGAACAAATTCAATAGTAACGTGTCCACACTGTGGTAAAGAAGGAGCTAAAAACAATATGACAAGATATCATTTTGATAATTGTCAATCACCATCGTAAAACTCTCCTAAGTCATCAAGCATGCTTTGTAAAAAATGTAGCTTTCCGTCATTCCTTTGTAATATGGCAAAGAAAACATTGACAAGAACCGCGATATCTTTTTTGGTACCGCTATGGCTCAAATCATAGCCGTACTCTTTAAGAGTATCAATAAAGTTTTGGATCAGAATATGAGTCATTTCGATATTCGGATCTATTTGCTTTTTTGGCTTCTTGTCAGGAAAATCTATTACATCACCCATATTAGTATACTATTATATCACAGTTATCATTCTTTGTAAACATGTTTACGATGGATTTTTACGCCTACGAATTT